GACCATTCAGCACCTTTCTTTGTGGCTTTGAAGGTTGCTCGTGCATCAATCAACTTTGCCTGTACTCCTTTCTGCAAACATGCATGCAGACATCCGCTTTCCTTTGCCCATGCAACCAACTTTTCTTCATCGCTGAATTGTTCAGAGGTCGGAAAGATTGACCGGGGCAATGTATGGCTTACCATGATACCAACTGCCGGGACTGAAGTCTCTGTTTTCAACGTATCCAGTGTTACAAATATTGACTTTGCCATGATAAAACTCCTTTATGATGGGTTTAACTCCTTATGACTGAGACCTTTTCTCAGCCTGTTAATTACTGTATATCAACTGTGGAAAGGATTGTCAAGAGTTATTTTCCACCTTGTTTCATTTTCTAATTAATTGTCCTTTCCCAATTACAATAGCCCATCATGTCCAGGTTGTCAAGAGTTATTTTGCCCCCCAGTCTGCTTGGTACAACTTGTCTGGTCATTTGCAATATAGCCTAGTGTAACTTGCTTGAAGGCTGTCAAGGTTGCCAGGCCCATCATATTAAAATATTCTATCTGTTGAAATGTTCCACAGTTTGCCAGGATTTATCTGCTTGCCTGGTGCATCTCTTGTGTGGTTGCGACGTATGTCGCGGGAACAATTATTATTGTGTGTAACCTGCCTGTATGTGGATGCCTCGATCCTACTGTAGTGGATTAGGGTTTCTATATAGATTTGCGGAAACAAGCAACTTCTCATTGCCGTCAATTGGTACATATACATACCGTGTTCACTTATGAACAGCCAGGCCAGCCATCAACTAATCGGGAACAATCATAACTAGCCAACCAGTCATCTTAGTATAATTAGCCGAACTGTAGCCAGAATTAACTTGGCAGTCCTTACATATTATAGGAGGCTCAATATGATTGCCGTCATTATGGAAAAAGCAGGAAAATTAAGGCCTTATGCATTTTAATATTGACCTTTTCACTATAATATGTCAACGTAAAATAAGACAATTCCAAAAGGTTCACAACATCCATTTAACCTATTAATCCAGTAGAGCTATTTATCACTTGTCATGCTTAAAGAACTGAAAAGCCAGCACCGCAACATTATCCAGATGGCCTTTAACGGGTACAAAAATCAGGAGATCGCTGAGCGTCTTGGTATGGCACAATCCTCTGTATCGACAATTCTGCGTTCACCGTTAGGGCAAGCCTACTTGAATGGCCTTCAAGACAGGGCTCACGAAGCAACTTTGGACGTTCGCAAAAAGCTAGTCAGCCTCAACAAAGAAGCACTTGCAACCTTTGAGCACCTTCTCAATTCTGGTTCACGCAAAGCTGTACCAGCCTCCGTACAATTTAATGCAGCCAAAGATGTTCTCGATCGCAATGGATATAAGGCTCCCGATCGGTTGAACATTGACATGACGCTGCAAACCAAAACTGACGAAGAACTCGATGCTGAAATAGCAGCCATAGAAGAAGCTATCAATCGCACAGGGGGTAAAAATCTTCCAGAGATTAAAAAGTCCTTACGACAAAACCTATCCTTTACGACCATTCCTCTTACCTCAGATCATGCTGTTGTCACGATGCCTGCTAACGAGGATGATTTATCTCTGGAAGATTTATTCTGTACTGAAGAACAAGAAGGACTCTTTATTCCTGATGAAGATTTTGAAGAACCCATTCTGATGGAAGACACTTCAATTTTAGAAGATTTATCATTTGACCCCTTTCACAATATTAAAAGGTCATAATGATGGATCTTTCCCACCTTGATAGAGACCGCAAAGAGCAATACCTCAAACTATTGCAAGCCAAAAACATCCGGATCAAGCAAAACAAGATTGCACAATATTATCCAGATGACGGCGAGCTGAGTCGAAATAACTATCCTAAGCACATGGCATTTTTTGCAGCCGGAGCAGACTTTTCTGAGCGTTGCATCATGGCCGCAAATCGCATAGGCAAAAGCGAAGGTATTGGTGCATACGAAACAACTCTTCATGCAACCGGCAGATATCCTGCTTGGTGGGCTGGCAAGAGATTTACCAAACCAGTTTCTATTTGGGCATGTGGTACGACCAGTACAACTGCCAGAGATATCGTTCAGTATAAGCTGATCGGCAATCCTGAAGAGTACGGTACTGGCCTTATCCCCGAAAAATATATAATCAAAACTAGTCCGAAAGCCGGCGGAGTAGCTAATGCCATCGACATGATCTTGGTCAAGCATATTTCTGGTGGCATATCTCGTATTAAGATCAAGTCTTATGCTGAAGGGCGCAAGTCTTTTGAAGGAACTGAGCAAGACCTGATCTGGCTGGACGAAGAATGTCCATTGCCAATCTATACTGAATGTATAACTCGGACCATGACGACAAATGGTTTGATTATGCTTACATTCACTCCTCTTGAAGGCTTAACTGACACTGTTCTTCAGTTTATGCCGAATGGAAAGATTGAGGATAATCAAGAAGGTAGCAAATTCCTAATCCAGGCGACATGGGATGATGCTCCACACCTCACCAAAGAACAGAAAGATAAACTCTGGGCAGCCCTTCCACCTCACCAACGAGACGCTAGGTCGAAGGGTGTTCCACAACTTGGGGCTGGTGCAATTTATCCAATCCTCGAATCTAATATCACTGTCGCTGATTTTGCTATTCCCGATCATTGGCTTCGCTGTTATGCGTTGGATGTTGGCTGGAAGAAGACTGCAACTGTTTGGGCAGCTACAGATCCGACCAGTAACATAACTTATTTGTATTCTGAATATTATCAGGGCCAACAATTGCCACTAATCCATGCAGATGCCATTAAGGCTAGGGGAAATTGGATACCAGGCGTGGTTGATTCAGCTGCACATGGCCGTTCACAAGATGACGGAAAGCAACTTTTTGAACAATACCTAGGTTTGGGTCTTGACCTTGAGAATGCCAACAAATCTGTTGAAGCTGGCCTGTATGCTGTGTGGCAAATGCTGAGTACTAACAGACTAAAAGTATTTGGTTCGCTGGTTAATTGGTTTAGTGAGTTTCGTATTTATCGCAGGGATGAGATCGGTCAGATAGTTAAGGACAAGGACCACCTTATGGACTGTACTCGGTATTTGGTTATGTCTGGACTCAAACGTGCAATCGCTAAGCCTTATTGGGAATTTCAGGCGTGGGAAGAAAGCGAACTTTACAATCACCAGGAAGCAAGTCTGGTTACAGGATACTAAATGGCTAATAATGGTTTTGAATTTCCTGTAGAGGAACTTGTTGACCCAGGCAATCCAGCGACTCCTATGGCGAATGCGATTATTGCGGGTCAAGCAGCGAAGCTGCCTACACGAACCAATTCTACTCTTAACACGGGCTCTAATCTACCTGATGACGAACAGGCTAGTCTCATGGGCCAAGTTCCTTTTTGGGCAACTGAAGAACCAATTGAAGATATTATTGCTCCAGTGCAAGTTGATCCTACCACGACTGCTCTTGTGGAAAAAGAAGCTCTCAGAGCTGAAGCAGTTGTACTTATCACTAACTTGGCTGATAAACAAAATAAGGAAACCTTAGCAGATATTACAACCAAAGTACTTGAGGGATATAAGCTTGATCTAGCTAGCCGCACTGAATGGGAAGCACTCAATGTGCAGATCATCGATCTTGCTAAGTTGCTCGTAAAGAAGAAAGTCTACGCAGGCGAAGTTGTTGCCAATGTTAAGTATCCATTAATAATTAATGCTTGTATCCAGTTTGCTGCTAGAGCATATCCTGAACTGATCAAAGGTAACGAGGTTGTCAAAGGCAAGGTAATAGGGACTGATCCAGACAACCGTAAGTTCGACAAAGCCAACCGCATTTCTCAGTTTATGTCTTTCCAGCTTCTATCGCTAATGGAAGACTGGGAAGAAGGAGTTGATCAGCTACTTTTTACGTTGCCAGCAATCGGTTGTGTGTTCAAAAAGAGTTACTTCGATTCAATTGAGCGGAAGTCCGTATCTCAGATAGTCTTTGCTGATGATTTGGTTGTAAATTATTTTGCTGAATCACTGGAACGGGCTCCACGAGTTACACATAGAATCTATTTGTATCATAATGAAATTGTTGAGCGAATTAATTCTGGAATCTTTATCAAGTTTGATGTAGCCGAGCTTGGTCAAGCAACTAGCGATAAGACTGCCGATGTAGATGAAGATACTCCACATTTGTTCCTTGAGCAACATCGGTGGTATGACCTGGATGGGGATGGTTATCAAGAGCCTTATGTAGTAACTGTTCATGAACAATCACAGAAGTTAGTAAGGATTTCTCCTCGGTTTGCCACGGATGGAATTATTCGCAAGTCTGATGAAAGCGGAGTAACTGATCCAGACGGACCGATTGTTAAAATAATTCCTGAACAGTATTTTACTCGCTTTATTTTCATGCCTGCGATTGATGGTGGCTTTTATGGCATGGGGTTTGGCTCACTTTTGATGAGCAGTAACTCAGCCATAAACACAGTTATTAATCAGTTGCTGGATGCGGGTACTTTATCAAATCGACAAAGCGGTTTTCTGGGAAGAGGCCTTAAACTGGGTAGAGGCAAATCCATTCAGGTTAAGTCCGGAGAGTGGAAGCCAGTTGATGCAACGGGCGACGATCTTCGCAAGAACATCTTCCCAATGCCAGTACGTGAGCCAAGTAATGTTCTTTTCCAATTGCTCGGACTGCTAATCGAGAGTGGCAAAGAACTTGCCGGCATGACAGAGATTCTTGCTGGTAATTCTCCAGGCGCGAATGTTCCGGCTGAATCTGTTCTTGCATTGATTGAACAAGGCTTACAAGTCTACAGTGCCATCCATAAGAGACTTTATCGTAGCCAGTATAAAGAGTTCATAAAGTTACGGAGGCTGAATGCTCTTTATCTAGATCAGATGACTTATAAGGCTGTTCTCGATGATAGTAATGCAATTGTTCAGGCAGACTTCTCTAGTGCAGACTTTGATGTTGTGCCAGTTAGTGATCCGAACAGCACCACAATGATGCAGCGGTTGCTCAAGGCTAAAGCCATGCTAGAGTTGCGGGGTCAAGGATTGAATGACCAGGAAATCTTGCGACAGTATTTACTTGCACTTGATATCGAAGATGTTGAGAGATTCTTTCCTGCAGAAGACCAGCCTGATCCAGCTGAACAACTCGCTATGCAGAAACTCCAAGCTGAGCTTGGAGAACTTCAGGCGAAGGTCGCTAAATTAAATGCAGAAACACAGCAAATTATAGCAAATATTCCAAAAGCGCAACTCGAGCAAGAGAAGACAATTGCAGATATGGACAATGAGGTTATAGATTTAGCTCTTAAAGATAAGCAAATCTCTGGACAGCTTGAGCTTGGACGATCTCAGCAAAGTCTTGGCAAAGCACCTGGTGGATTAAAAGAAAGTACGATTGAACGTGAATATAGTTAAGGAGACAATATGGATGAATTAGACAAGAAGAAGAAAGGTACGTTTTCTTTTTTACGTGCACTTGGTTTGGGTAAAAATAAGAATGATGCTTCAGACAAGAATGTTTTTTATGCTGGAAATGTAACAACTGCTGCAACTAAGAGGAAGAAAGAATTGGAGAAAGCTAATCAGAATTGAGGACATTACGATGCTAACTAGTGAACAATTCCAAGAATGGAAAACTAATGCAGTCACAACAGAGATTCTTACAGAACTTAGAAAAGTTCGTAAGGTTATGGAAAGTAAGTTAAGTAATGGAAATACTATTGGCAAAAATGCATATGAGACTCATGGCATGACAAATAGGATTGTTGGAAATATTGAAGGGCTTGATCAAATATTGAATATTTCCTTTGAAGGTGATTCTGTAGAGAATGACGTTGACGAGCGTAGTGGTTACTAAGCATACACATTTGTTGAGAATAACAATTATTTAAAAGGGTAATAATTATGAGCGACGAACACATTATGGATATTAATCAATCTGGTATTATTCCGACTGGCGGGCATTTGTTGGTACTTCCTGAGAAGGTTGAAGAAAAGACTAAGGGCGGAATCTACTTGCCACAAACAACTCTGGAAAAGGAACAGCAAGCAGCTACGGTCGGAACTTTGATTGCCATCGGACCTACGGCCTGGAAAGACCTTGACGACGGAGTTGCCTGGGCAGAAGTCGGAGATAAGATTAGTTATTCCCGTTATGCCGGTGTATCTATGATCGGGAAGGATGACGACTCTTATGTATTGATTAATGACAATGATGTTTTAGCTCGATTACTCTTTTAAATAGGTGTTATTATGGCAGAAGAATTTGTGCAAGACATTATTATGGCAGCCGAAGCAACTGATGGTTCTTCTACAGAAGCAACAGAAACAACTGGTGATATCAGCAAGTCTGTTGTGGCAGCTAAATCTGGTGATGATCAATCTTCCAATCAAACTAAAACCCCTGAAGGTAATGCTGATTCTGATCAAACCAAAATTGCTCCTTCTGTAGAAGAACTTGCTGCTCAACTTGGCTGGCGTGCTGATCATGTAGGTGAAGATGCAGTTGATGCAGTCACATACATTCTGAGGTCGAAAGACATTCAGAAGGCAATGAGTAAGCACAACAAAGACTTAAAGGAGAATCTTAGTGCTGTTCAGACATCTGTAAATGCACTTAAAGAGCACAATGAGAAAGTCTATCAGACTGAAGTTAAGAAACTAACTGCTGAAATAGAAACTCTTAAAAAGGAACGTAAGTCTGCAATTGAACTTGCTGATGTTGATAAAGTAGAAGAACTGGACGCACAGATCGAAGCAAAGAAAAATGATCTTGCTGCCCCCAAAATAAGTGCTAACAAGTCTGATGCTGGTGCTGTTGAAAATCCTGTCTATGATGATTGGATTCAGGATAATCAATGGTACTTGGAAGACAATGAAATGGCACAGTTCGCTGATAGTGTAGCGCAGAATTATGTTGGAGCACCACTGCCGAGGATTTATGCATTAGTACGACAGAAAGTTCAGGAGGTTTTTCCAGAAAAGTTTGCTCCTAAAACTACTTCAGCAGCACCTGCTACTACTGGGACTGTTAAGCCAATCGGACCTGTTTCTCCTGTTGATAAAGGATCAAACAATAAAGGTGCTACGAATTCTTTTAGCAAAGCTGATCTTACGCCTGACCAAGTTAGTATAATGAATCAATTTGTTCGTGGGGGCATAATGTCCGAAGAACAATACATTAAAGACATTGCAAGTATGCAAGAATAATAAGAGGATTATGTTATGACAGAGCAGGCAAATAAAATAGAGAGTGTTAAAAGCGAGCAACCGCGAAAAAGAATTCCCCTTGGGTCGAGGAACATTTTAACTGCACCGAAGAAGGTCGGTTTCGTGCGCCGATTTGTTAATGATACTGGAGATCG